CAAGTTGTTGCCCGGCATTGACCCCGCAAGAATTAACATGTTGAAACAAGATGCCGCAGAGGCTACGCTGTCTGCTGAAGAAGAAGACCGCGATAAGTCCCCCATCTATTTCCGCCCCAACGTTAGCTACTACACCCGATAAGGAACCATTCAAATGGCTCAAGCAGGTTACACACCCATTCAACTTTACTACAGCGCCACAGCGGCGTCTGTTCCTGTCAACACCAACCTTGCTTCAGGCGAGTTGGCTATCAACGTTGCTGACGGCAAACTGTACTACAAGAACACGTCTAACGTTGTGACCTTGTTGGCTGACACAGCCAACTCGGGCACCATTGCAATCAGCAAGGGAGGCACGGGACAGACCACCGCGTCTGCCGCGTTCAACGCGCTGTCTCCCGTCACCACAACCGGTGACTTAATTGTTGGTAACGGCACGAACAGCGCAACACGTTTAGGCATTGGCTCAACCGGCCAAGTGCTAACAGTTTCTGGTGGCACAGCGGCGTGGGCTACGTCCTCTGGCGTAACAACAGGTAAATCCATCGCAATGGCGATGATCTTTGGTTTCTAAGGAGCTATAAATGGCAAACCCCAATATCGTATCCGTAACAAAAATTTACGGCACAACCGCTTACACAACACCAGCTAACACCACAGCCAACGTGCTGTTGTCAAACGCCGTTTCTAGTGGCAAGGTGTTCAAGATCAACCAGATTGTCGCGGCTAATGTAAACGGCTCTGCGGCTGTTAATACCACCGTATCAATTAATAATCTTGCGGCTGGTGCGGGGACTAATTTCCCAATCGTGTCTTCTGTGTCTGTGCCGGCAAACGCTTCGTTGATTGTTGTGGATAAAACAACAGCAATTTATTTGATGGAAAATTCGTCAATTGTTGTGACTTCTGGTACATCAAGCGGTATCACTTACAGCATCAGCTACGAAGACATTACTGACCAACCGTAAGGAGTAACGCCATGTCAATGCGTTACCAAGGTGGGTTCATCACCAACAACTTTAATCCGTTAGCACCTTCTGTTGACTACCTTATCGTAGCTGGTGGGGGTGGTGGTGGATCAAACCAAAGTGGTGGTGGTGGTGCTGGAGGTTTGCTTACTGGAAGTGGTTTAAACCTAACTGCAGGTGTTACGTATTCAATTATCGTGGGTGCTGGCGGCGCTGGTGGTGCCGCAGTTAGTGGAAGCAATAATCCCGGCGTCATTGGTAATTCATCTTCAACATTTGGTATTAGCACAACAGGTGGTGGTTCTGGTGGTGGTTCAACACTTAACGGCGGCTCTGGCGCAGGTGGTGGCAACGTTGGTCAGTTTGGTACAGCGGTTTCTGGCCAAGGAAATAATGGCGGTCAAGGTAGCGGGGTTGTTGCTGGCTACTACACAATGTCTGGTGGCGGTGGTGGTGCGGGTGCGGTTGGTGCGGCATCTACTGCCTTACAAGCTGGCGCGGGTGGTGTAGGTCTTCAATCATCAATCACGGGCACGGCAACTTACTATGCAGGGGGTGGAGGCGGCTCTGCTGACTCACGCAATGGAGCTACTGTTGCTGGTGCTGGAGGTTTAGGTGGAGGCGGTGCAGGTTCTACAGGTTCAGGCTCTTCTCCCGGCACCAACGGTACGGCAAATACAGGTGGCGGCGGTGGTGGCTCCGGTAACAATGGTTCTGCTGGTGGTGGAAAAGGTGGAGATGGCGGTTCGGGCGTTGTGATCATTCGCAGTCTGTCTGCGGCTACAGCTACTACAGGATCACCAACTGTTAGTTCAACGGGGCAGTATTATGTTTACACATTTACATCTTCTGGCTCAATAAGGTTCTGAGGAAAATATGGCTCAATACTCAGGAATATGGACATCAAGGCAACAGATGCAAGCTAAAGCGGCAAGCAACTGGCCTGCCCCCTTGATCTCTGCTAATTATTTGGTGGTCGCTGGCGGTGGAGGTGGCGGCGCTGTTATTGGTGGTGGCGGCGGCGCAGGTGGTTTGTTAAGCGGGTCTAGTTTTCCTTTTGCTACTAGTACAACGTATGCCGTTACTGTTGGTGCTGGAGGTAGTGCAGGCGTTACTAATAGTACAGCCCCTACTAATGGTCAAAATTCTTTGATTTCTTCAATTACTGCTATTGGTGGCGGTCGTGGAGGTGACTTTGGTGTTAGTGCTAGTCCATTAGTGGGTGGGTCAGGCGGCGCAGGTTCAAGAAGTTTTACAACTACCGGCACAACTACTGGTGCGGCTGGAACGTCTGGTCAAGGTAATGCTGGCGGCGGCGGTGCAGGCTATGGCGGCACAAATAACGCTGGTGGTGGCGGTGGTGGCGCTGGCGCAGTTGGCAGTGGTTCAGCTTCTGGCCCTGTTGCAGGTAATGGCGGAGCAGGCGCATCAAACAGCATTACAGGGTCTGCGGTAACGTATGCTGGCGGTGGCGGTGGTGGATCAGAAGGCAATGTTAGCGGTACTGGTGGCTCTGGCGGTGGTGGTGCTGGTACTAACAACAATACACCCGGCGGTTCAGGCACAGCAAACACTGGCGGTGGCGGCGGAGCAGGGGGCTATAGCGGTGGTGGAGGCAACGGCGGCGCAGGTGGCTCTGGTGTTGTTATTATTTCTGTTCTGACTGCTAATGCGGCAATAGCTACTACGGGATCGCCTACAATAACCACAAGCGGCGGAAACACTATTTACAAATTTACCTCTTCAGGTTCAATTACATTCTGAGGCACAACATGGCACATTTTGCAAAAGTAGAAAACGGCGTAGTCACACAGGTTATTGTGGCTGGACAGGACGTCATTGATTCAGGAATGTTTGGCACGGGATGGGTTCAAACTTCGTACAACACCCACGCTGGTCAGCATCCAGAGGGTCGCCCCTTGCGTAAGAACTACGCAGGTGTTGGGTTCACATACGACTCAACCCGTGACGCGTTTTTGCCTCCACGGCCATTTGCATCATGGACATTGAACGAAACAACTTGTTTGTGGGACTACCCTGTTGCGTATCCAACTGAAGGTGGCGTATTTGTTTGGGATGAAGCGGTTTTGAATTGGGTGTTGCCTGAAGACTTAACACCCCCTGTGGAGCAACCGATCATTATTCAAACCGCTAACAGCTACATTGATACACCGGTCACAATTGATTTAAGTTCTAACAGCGCCGACAGCATCATGGGCGGCGCAGACTCGTTGTCCGGAGGCGTTTAATGTCCAAGCAGTACCCCGGTGGTTTAATTACCAAAACTCCAGTTACGCCAACAAGCCTGAGTGCGTCTGGTATATGGAGTCTTAGCGACCAAGCCAAAGCACAGGCTACGAATACATGGCCTTTCCCCCGTGATCCGCAGTTCAACTACGTGACCATGTTGCTACATGGCGATGGCTCTGCTGGTGCTGTAGCTATGGGTTCTGGTGCAGGTGCGTCTTCTACAGTCACCAACTTCAACGCTGACGCATCCACAAACAACTTCAACGTCACCATCAACGGTGATGCACGTTCTGATAGGTTTACGCCTTATCAAGGTAACGGGTACTATTCTGTTTTGATGGCTTCTGGGGGTGGCGCAGGTTCATACTTTAGCTGTTCTGCTACAACTCCATTTAGTTTTGGTACGGGGGACTTTTGTATTGAGGCGCAGGTGTATGTAACACAAACACAGAACTCTGGTGTTTGGTATCCAATTTTTGATACTCGACCACAGACAGCTACCAATGGCGCATACCCAATTTTTGGTTTTCAAGAAAATACAAAGTATTTATTTGCAGGTCAATCAAGTAGCCCAACGTATTCAACAACTACGTTTACACCAAATACATGGATGCACGTTGTATGGACTCGTGTTTCTAGTGTCACTCGTTGTTTTATTAACGGCGTTTTGGTTTTGTATAACGGCTCAGATACAACCACATACATTGTTGGTGGTAATGGTATTCGCATGGGTGCTGAAGCATATAACTCCAGCCCTAACGCAACCTTTCCCGGTTTGTTTTCCAACTATCGGGTAAGTAAAGGCGGTATACCTACGGCATACTCAACATCAAGCACAACAGTTGGTGCTTCAATCTTTACGCCTCCAACAGCGCCAGCCAGTACGTCAGATGCCTTGAGCGCAGGTTCTTACTCACTGCTAACATTCCAGTCAAATCGCTTTATTGACAACAGCAGTAACGCCTCAACTATTACAGGGGTGTCTTCACCACAAGTATCCCCCGCACAACCATTCACTTTGCCAAGCAGTGTGGCGACATACGGCTCTGGGTATTTTGATGGCACGGGCGACTATTTGACATTGCCTGTTAATGCGGCTTTTGATTTAGGCACTAATGCTTGCTGTGTTGAATCATGGGTGTATTTAACAAATAATAATATATTTGGAATATTTACAAGTTCCAATAGTGCCTCTGGTTCAACAAGACCTAATTTCTATGCAAGATATGACCAACTTCAATTAGATTATTTTGGTACTGTTGTTATCCAAGCAAACATTACTGTAAGTTTAAATTGCTGGCATCATGTTGTTTTTACTAGGGCATCATCTTCTGGTGCTTGGCGTATTTTCTTAGATGGTGTATTGCAAGCCTATAACGCAACTGGCTCACAAAACCTATTGCAAACTGGTGCGGCTCAAGAAATTGGTAGAACTTACGCAGGGACTACAGGCCAAGGTTATATAGGCGATATGCGTGTTGTTAATGGCTCTGTGCCAGCGGATTATGTGACTGCAAGTACAACTGTAGGTGCTCAGATTTTTACACCACCTACAGCACCCCTAACAGCAATTACCAACACATCCCTGCTCACCACTCAATACAACGGTGGCGGCAACAACAGCGGCTTTAAAGACAGCAGTCAGTTTAATTTTCCAATCACCCGCAACGGCAATACTACGCAAGGAACTTTTACACCGTATGGGGCTAACTGGTCAAATTATTTTGACGGTGATGGTGATGGTCTAACTTCAGCGGTATCTTCTGGATTTGCTTTTGGCACTGGCGACTTCACCTATGAAGGCTGGTACTACTCGCTTGATACAGGTGCATCTCTAAGGGGTATGTTTGACACAAGGGTAAATTCGTCAAGCACAGGAGGTGTTTTGCTGAGAGAAGACAGTTCTGGTTTTTTGGTTTATGTAAATGGTACAACACTATTTTCAGTAAGCGGAAGAGTTGCGAATACTTGGCAACACATTGCTTTGGTTCGCCAAGGTAGCACTATTCGTTTTTACATCAATGGTGTTCAATCAACTTCTGCATCTAGTTCACAAAACTTTACTGATCCCAATTGCCGTATCAGCGGATTCATTGATACCCAAGCAAGCCCATACGGATACTTTGGCTACATCAGCAATGCAAGGGTTGTGAAAGGTACTTGCTTGTACCCAAGCGGAACAACATTTACGCCTTCTATAACACCACTAACAGCCGTCAGCGGAACTTCGCTTTTAACTTGCCAAGGCAACCGCTTTTTTGATGCCTCATCAAACGCTTTGGCAATCACAGTGAACGGTTCACCAAGCGTCCAAGGTTTCAGCCCATTTGCACCATTGACTGTGTACAACCCAGCCACATACGGCGGGTCTGGGTACTTTAATGGTTCAAGCAATCTTTCTTTTGCTGACAATGTTGCTTTCCAGCTTGGTAGTGGCGCATTTACTATTGAGTGCTGGTTTTATAAAACTGCTTCTGGAAACGCCGCCGCTATTTCAAAATGGAACGCTGGTGGAACAGATAGTAACGCCGCATGGGACTTAGATTTTGAATCTGGAAACATACGAGGAATAGTTGCATCTGGATCCTCTGTAACATCTATAACTTCCACAGAGCCAGCGTTAAACACATGGAATCATGCGGCATTTGTTAGAAGTGGCAATACTTTATCGTTATTTGTTAATGGCAGTAGGGTTGGAACTACTACATTTTCAGGGTCAGTAAACAACGGGACGCAGGCAGTATTGGTTGGGCAAATTTCGCCATCAAGTTTTGGTGGCTACATATTCACGGGTTATATTTCAAATGCTAGGGTTGTCAAAGGCACAGCAGTCTATGACCCGACTCAAACCACATACGCAGTACCAACAGCACCCCTGACAGCAGTCACAGGCACAGTATTGCTGACTAACACAACCAACCCCGCCATCTTAGACAACTCCATGATGAATGATCTGGAAACCGTGGGTAACGCCGCAGTCTCTACAAGCGTGAAGAAGTATGGCGCGGCATCAATGGTGTTTGATGGTAGTGGGGATTATTTAAAAACGCTAAATAATGGTGCAACACTAACCCTTGGAACTGGTGACTTTACAGTTGAGTTTTGGCTGTATGCAAATACTGTAGCAACATCTTATCAAGGTTTAATTGATTGGAGACCAAGCGATACGTCAACTTATCCCGCAATTTTCTTAAATACTTCAGCAGTTATTTGGGGGAAATTTGGCGGTGCAATGATTACTTCAAGTGCAATATCTGCAACTACTTGGTATCACGTTGCCGTATGTCGTAGTGGTTCTTCTACAAAAATGTTTATCAATGGTACTCAATCAGGAAGCACCTACACAGATACAAACAACTATTTGTCAAACACAACTATTTTGGTTGGTTCTACATTTGCTAACGAATACTTTAACGGCTACATAGACGATTTACGCATCACTAAAGGCGTGGCTCGATACACAGCTAACTTCACAGCACCAACAACAGCATTCCCGAACGGATAAAGGAAAAAGATGTCAGCACAAACAATGACATACGACAGCCTCGTGGAGGATGTTATCAGGTACTGTGAGCGTAACGACGACTCGTTTGTTGCACAGATTCCGCGCCTTATCATGCTCACAGAGCAGGGTATTGCCGCGGAGATCAAAACACTCATGCAACTGAACGTGGTCAACACCACGTTGACAGTAAACAACCCCGTGTTACAAAAACCGGTTAGGTGGCGCAAAACAATTAGCATGAAGATCAACGGTCAGCCAATTCTGAACCGCTCCATGGACTACGTAACCCAGTTTCAAACTGAGGCACCCACAGGACAACCCTTGTACTACGGGGACTACGACTACGACCACTGGGCACTGGCGCCAATACCCAACAGCGCGTACCCTGTTGAAATTATTTACTACAGCCGCATTCAGCCGCTGGATGTTGAAAACCAAGAAAATTTACTGACACGAGAGGCCCCTCAGGCCCTTTTGTTTGGCACGCTCTTGCAAACCCAAGGGTACCTGAAAAACACGGATAAACTGGCCGTATGGAAAGGGTACTATGATTCCGCAATTGCGGCCCTCAAAGGTGAAGACCAGCGCCGTATGGTTGACCGCAACGCCACAAGACAGGAACCTTAATGCCTACATATACCTCGCCCTTTACCGGCAACGTTATCCAGCCAACCGACGTCAGCTACGCCGGCGTTTCGTTAACTGGCACGCTACAACTGTACTGGCCTCAGTACGTTAACGCGGGCCAGCAGGTTGCCGCCCGCATCATGGACATTCAGGCCACGGCCGGGTCCATCCTTGTCCTGCCCGACGCCACACAGGCCTCTGTTGGCCAAGACATACTGATTCGCAACACAGGGGCCAACACGTTCACTGTACAGCGTTTTGGTGGCGCGGGGTCCTTCAGCGTGGCCTCTGGCGCGTCTCAGTACACATACATCACCAGCAACACCACACAGGCCGGCGTGTGGGCCGTTCTGGGCTTTGGAACGGGCACGTCTACAGCAGACGCCGCAACCCTTGCTGGAGTCAGCACAGCGGCCCTTTTAGGCAAGCTGGAGGCCTCTTTTGTCACCAACGAGTACACGTCGGTACCAACGATCAACGCGGCCTCACGGGGCTCGTGTTTTGTGTGGACCGGCGGCGCCGGCACATGGACCCTGCCCGCGGTGTCTTCTCTATCAGAGGGTTGGTTTATTCTGGTGCGCAACAACGGCACCGGCGCGCTTACTTTGGCAACAAGCGCGGTTGGCTCAACCATTGACGCCCTGTCAACAATCACGCTCCCCCTTGGTGACTCCTGTTTTGTTTGTATAAACAGAGACCCCGCCAAGCAGGACTTCTTTACCGTGGGTCGTGGCCGCCCTAACAGCCTGACGTTTTCGTCTGCCACGTACGACGTGGACACGGTGGCCGGCGCAACACTGAGCCTGATCACCAACACGCCAATTATTCAGCGCTTTACCGCGCTGAGTGGCTCCCGCACAACCAGCCTTTTGGTTCAGTTGCCTGCCGTGACTCAGGTGTACTACATCCTGAACGACACCAACCAAAGCGGGTACAACATCAACCTGCAGGTTGTTGGCAGTTCACAGGCGCCTTACAGCCTGCCGACCAACACACAGGCCATTGTACTGAGTGACGGAACCAACATCTACCCACTTATTCAGGCCAACATTGGCCAGTTGATTGTGAACCGAGGAACCGCGGCGGCGCCGGCCTTTACGTTCTCTTTGGACCCAGTAACGGGCATGTACTCACCCAACAACTCACAGCTTGGTTTCTCTGTGGCGGGGGTTAACATTGCCACTATGGACGGCACCGGCGGCGTGGGTAACTTTATCACCACCTTTGTGGGGCGCGTGCAGGCAGACCTGATCTCTGGCGGGGCGTTCTAATGGCAGACGGTCAAGAGCCATCCAAAATCTTCACGCTGTTTGTCAAGCCCGGTATCAAGAGGGACGGCACGCGGTTTGAAGCCGACGAGTTTGGTGACGGGCAGTGGGCCCGTTTTCAGCGTGGCAAGGCAAAAAAGATTGGCGGCTACCGTCAAATGTTTGCCTCCCCCACGGGCGTCTCGCGCGGGCTAATTACAAACTCACAAAACGGCGTTAACTACATTTACGCCGGCAACTACAAAGGCATTGAGGTGTTCAACACCGGCACCGACCAAGGTGTGGGTGTGGGCCCTTTCCCTGTTGAATTTAACTCGACATTTGTTGTCACAGCAATTACCCTTGGCACCAACACGATGGTAGTGTTTGGCAACCAAGTAACAACGCTGGCCAGTGGCACGGTGTTCTGGGCGTACAACACGTCTGGTGTGCGTACCAACTACACGGTCAGCGCAACGCCTGTGTACAACTCTGGAACCAACCGCACCACTGTCATAGCTGTCTCGACTACCGGCCTGTCTGCCACGGCGCCGTTTGAAATTTATTTACCCAACGGTATTGCGTCTAGTAACCAGTACCTGTGGCAGTTTGACATTGCGTTTGACTCCTCCGGCGCGGGCAACTCTAAACTGCTTGCACACCCCGGGCGCAACCTAGAGAACATTGACTCTGGTGTTTTGACCTCACTCTACGCCGGTGACTTTTTGCCCGACCCAACAACTGGCAAGTACGTGCTGACCCAAGTTGTGGACTCTGGTGGCGCGACGCCTACATATTTGCCAGTTGACGCCAGCGGCGGCGTTGTGGTGCTACACCCGTTTATTTTTGTGTACAGCAACTTTGGTGGCCTGCGCAACAACAACGTGTCGTTTGCTTCTGGCTCTGCGGTTGTGCAGACCTTTAACGACTGGAACGGCACGCTGGCCAACGACGTAAACGTTGCCGCGGGCAAGATTGTAAGGGGCTTCCCAGTGCGCGGGGGCACCGCGTCCCCCTCTGGCCTCTTTTGGGCCACGGACTCTTTGGTTCGCGCGTCCTTTACAGCAACAGCCCCGTACTACTGGCGCTACGACATTGTGGCGGGTCAGATCTCTATCATGTCTTCTAGCTCAGTTGTTGAGATGGACGGTGTGTACTTCTGGATGGGCGTTGACCGGTTCTATTTGTACAACGGCTCGGTTAAAGTACTGCCCAACGACAAGAACGTTAACTACCTGTTTGACAACTTAAACTTTGCACAGCGCCAAAAGGTGTGGGCAACCAAGGTGCCTCGCTACAACGAGATCTGGTTCTTCTACCCACGCGGCACAGCAACAGAGTGCACAGACTGCATTATTTACAACGTTAAAGACCAACTTTGGTACGACGCTGGACAAGCCGAGGGGGCTCGCAGGTCCTGTGGCTACGTGACCGAGGTGTTCCCACGGCCCATTTGGGCGGACTGGCAGTTCAGCGGACGCCTTGGTATTGGTTACACTTTAACTTATGGCCCCAACCGCGCAACAGCGCCCACCACAACAGCATATCAGGTTATTGCGCCGGGGGACTTGACAACCAACCCCGCGGGCTCGTTCATGGTGTTTAACGAAACACTAACCCCAACTTTTGTAAGTGCTAACCAAATTACCGCGGCTGTGTTTACTAACAACTCTTCTGGTGGTTACACCACGCTGACGTTTGCCAACACGGTGGCCGCGGGGGTTACCGCTGGCAGTACCATGACCCAAGCAACTGGCGGGTACGTGATATGGGAGCAGGAGTTTGGTAAAAACAAAATTACAGACGTTGATGAGTTCGCCATAGACTCGTTTGTTGAAACCTGCGACATTAGTTTTGTGGGCGGCACGCCCGCGTCGGATGACCCTATGGGCATTAACAGACGCATGCACTTGACCCGTATTGAGCCAGACTTTAGACAGGTTGGTGGTATGGAGTTGACTGTTGTCTGCAGGCCTTTTGCAAACGACGGCGTAACGGAAAAAGGCCCCTATGAGTACCCAGAAAACGTCGGCAAAGTTGACCTGCGTGTAGAAGCCCGTTTAATTAACCTGCGTTTTAGAAGCAACGTGATTGACGGCGACTACGAAATGGGTCGCATACTGATCACGGCTGAACTTGGTGACGAGCGTCCCTGATGCAACTCATTGAGTTTTTGCCGGACTACAATACGTGGGAAGATTGGAACGGCCAACTGGTTCATTATTTTGGCGAACAGGCTTTTCCCGTTTTGCCTGAAGACCAGTGGCAAGAGGTGGCCAAGTCTGTAACAAACAACCCGGTGTTTGATAAGTACTCTGTTCCAGACCCCGGCGGTTTTACTAACTGGCAAGATTGGGCCCTCTCGTTGATTCAAGGCGTCAACGGAGACGGGGCTTAAACACCGTAATTTATGGGTAATTCTCTATAGGAATACCCAAACCAACAACGCACATAAATGGCACTTCAAGGATCACTTCAGACAACGGTAGAAGATTCCGGAACAAACACACTTGGTGGTTTGTCTTCTGTTGGTCCTTCGACCGCGTACCAGTACGCCACGGGTGTTGGTGGTATTGGTCTGGATAAGATGTACGAAAACATCAATAACTTCCTTGCCAGCACAACCGATCCAACGTCAATTGCCAACGCACAAAGCAAATGGGGGGTAAGTGACGCCGATATTGCGGCCGCTAAAGCTCGTTTGATTAATAACACAAACGTTGGTGGATTGTCTAACATTTCAAATACTGTAGACACAGGTGCAACAACAGGTGCAACAAGCACTGCTCAAGCTGATTGGGAACGCAGTCAAGCCGCAACTAATGCTGAAGCACAACTTGGATATGCCACACAACAAGCTGAAGCCGCCGCAAATGTTACTGACTTAGGCAACGGGACATTCAAGCTTGCAGACGGCCGAATTTTTGACAGCTATGGCAACGACATAACTAATAAAACAAGCGGATTGTCTACGCTTAACACAACCGCAGACACAACCGCAGACACAACCGCAGACACAACCGCAGACACAACCGCAGACACAACCGCAGACACAACGGTTGCAAGATTTGGTAATAAAGATTACACACTAAACAACGCAGACATCAACAACGTGTATAACCAAATTGTTGGTCAGGGCACGATGAGCAAATGGACGGGCGAAGGTTTTGGTTCTGCAGACGCCAACGCCCGTGCCATGGCCCAAAACTTAGTGGCTTCTGGTATTACAGACATTAACCAAATTGGCCAAAAAACAGTCACAAATCCCGGCTATTACACGAGTACCGAGCAAGGTGACATTTGGAACCCCGAAACTACACAAACAGTTTTATACAACACAGTCACAGGCCAACCGCTGATTAACGACTACGGCGAGCGTGGCGGTGTGGGTAACGCATTTTCTGGCACGTACGCCGGTAAAGGCAACACAGCGTACAACGTTGGTTTTGATGCGCAAGGTAAGCCTATTCTGTACACAACAGGAGCGTCTAGTGCGACGGACCTGAGTGACCTGCAGATGCTCTTGACTTTAGGGTCTTTTATTCCCGGAGTGGCTCCATTTGCACAAGGCATCAACGCCGCAATTTCTGCGGGCCAAGGCAACTATACCGGCGCTATTCTTGGTGCCCTTGGTGCCACAGAGGCCGCTGGTTTTACAGACATTGCAGACATTCCAATCACTACGGCCAAGAATGTTGTTGGTGGTTTGAACGCGTTACAAACAGGTAACGTTGCGGGTTTAATTAACTCTGCGGCTAACTACGCCGGCGCTAACTTGCCGGCAGAAGTTAGAACTGGGGTGACGTTACTTAACGCGGCTACCGCGTTTGCTAACAACGACATAGCAGGTTTGATGGACGCGGCTGGTTCTTTGACCGGTAGTAAAGACGCTAAGTTAGCCGCGTCGGCTTTGCGTTTGACCAACGCCATAAACAGCAATGACCCCGCGGCCATTGCCAGTGCCGCACAAGCGTTCAACAGCGCCGTCAACGCGGCAAACACAAGCAACACAGCTTTCAAAGCGTTCAAAGACGTTATTACTGCAGGCGGCACGCCAGAAGAAGCGTTGGCCGCTTCTAATGCTTTGACAACAACAGACACCCAAACCGCAAGTGTAGATTTATCATCTTTGTCTGAAAAATCACTTGGCGACTATAATTCTTTGGTTAGCGCGGGGGTAGATCCTACAAACGCGTTCCACATGGCATCCGCGTTCAACAACATTACTGATATTTCATCTAATCCAAGTGTGATGGTAGCAGGTTTGTCGGGCACAAACCAAGCGGCAATTGAGGCATTATTAAACAATAATAAACTAAGCGCCACTGCTTGGAATACTGCGTACAACAAGATTATCAACAATGAAATTTCTAAAGGAGATAGTGGAAATCTTGTTCAAACCGAGCCGGGAAAATGGTTTGATAAAGAACAACCGGGCTACTACTATTCAAAAGATGAAGACGGTGATTGGACGTTAAATGAAGTTAAAACCACAACAGGTGGTGGCGTCACGTTAACAACTGGTAGTGTAGATTCAGCAGGCACGAGCACAACGGGTGATGTTGTCACAGCGGCTGATGTTAAAACAGAAAATGATTTCTGGAAAAATATTGGTGGTTTAATGGGTTTTGGTGATAGCGATCCAAACGCAACCAAGACCGCGTTGTTGGGTGGTGGATCAACAGGTCCATTAGACTTTGGTTTTTTTGGTTTTGGTACCGCAGAACAAAAGAATCAAGCCATTGTTTGGGTTGATGATTTGTTGACAAACACACTCAACAACCCAAATGCCACAGAAGAAGAAAAAACAAACGCACAAAATTTGGTGAACCAAATTAACAACGCCAGTGTTGGTGAAACAACAAACAACACGACAAACAACACGACAAACAAAACGACAGTTACCACTGGCGGCGGTTCTACAACTTCAACTGACGGTGCAACAACTTCAACAGACGGTGCAACAACTTCAACAGACGGTGCAACAACTTCAACAGACGGTGCAACAACTTCAACTGACGGTTCTACATCCCTCACAAGAAGTTTGAGCTCTACAACTGCAACCGACGGCTCTACAGCCTCCACAACAGGTGGTGGTGGTGGTGGTGCAACAACTGCAACCGACGGCTCTACAGCCTCCACAACAGGTGGTGGTGCAACAACTGCAACCGACGGCTCTATTTCTGCCGCAGAGGCCGCCGCAAACGCCGCCGCAGAAACCGCCGCCGCAGATGCAAATAACGCCGCAATCGCATTGGCCGCAGTAACTAACAAAGACAAAGGCACTGGCACTGGCACTGGCACTGGCACTGGCACTGGCACTGGCACTGGCACTGGCACTGGCACT